GACATTCCCATTCCTTTCTAAAGACTCTGAGGGGTAGAGGGCTACTACCCCTCAGAGCGACTTAGTGTTCCTTACTTATTAAGTAAGGTTAAAGCGGCGTACGCCTTTACCTGATTTGCCAACATATAGTGCCAAGTATCCGTAAAGTGCAATCTGGATCTGACCTGTGCCAAGAAGATTGACACGAAGTTCAGTAGTTGGTGATTCCCATGTATAAACAGAACCTGGAGCTACAAGGAACATTGAATCATCAATGACTCCTGAAGTTGTAATGTTGTGATCCACAATGAGGTCTGTACCAAGTACGTTTCCAACATTTGATCCAACTGAAACTGCACCTGAATTGTTTTGAGGATTTCCTGCTGCGTATAAAGGACGCTTGTTGTCATCTGTGTAACCCATTAAGGCTGCCCAAACATCAGTTGATGCTACTAGCTTGCTGGCGTACTCGCCGCCAGTTCCTTTGTATGCTGCTGCTGATTCAGTTGCAATAAATGACTGAACTCCTGCTGCTGTTGCAGCTGTTGTTGCAGCTGCTGTTCCTGAAGTTCCAAACGCAGAAATAAGCGCTGTATCTGTCGCCTTTTCGTATGCCTTGCGAAGTTCTGCCATCAAAAGCTCCATGAATGCAGGAGATGATCTGTCGATGAGCTCAAAACTTACTTCATTGAGTCCACTGTACTTCTGAATTGACACTGTGTCGTATGCACTTGTCATGCCTGTCTCAGAAGTTGATGCTGCTTCGTTAACTGCTGCAACTGTTGGAGCAGTGTTAGCAGATGAAGCGTTGGTATAAAGGCGAGGAATTGTAAATGACATTCCTGTGATTCCTGCAAGTGATCCGCGAGTTACAGCATTGAACGCTGGGCGTCCTGAGAATGTATCTGTTAAGAATGTGTTGAGGTGTGAAGGTAATGTCAAGCCTGTGTTTGTTGATGTTGAATCGTCGGCTGCTAATACTGTGCGACGCGCTGCATCGTCACCCATTGCTGCCTTGATGTTAGCTTCTAGATATTGTGCTGATGAAATTGGTGCAATGCGCTCGCGCACATTAGTAACTGCAACTGTTGGGCGAGCCGCTTCTACTGCTGCCGCTTCAACTGCTGGAGCTTCTGCCTGAGTGGTTTCTTCCACAATTGGCTCGCTTTCTGGTTGTGTTGGTTCAGCAGGGATTATTTCCTCTGCTGCAATCTCAAGTACCTGAGCAGACTTAAATGCTGGCTCTGTAACTAGAGAAACTTCTTTGAGTCGTGCTGATGAAACAACTATGTGTCCATCGCGTGAAGGCTTTGATGCAATTACTTCTGCACCAACAGAAAGACCCGAAACCAATCCCTCTTGTGCTTGAATAAGTGCATCATTGCCACCTGTAGATCGTGAAAGCTTAAATGTTGCATAAATGCCGTCTTGACGAACTTCGGCAGAAATCATGCGTCCTACTGGCTTTTTCATATCGTGCTGAGATAACAACTTAATTTTTGTTGGGTCTGCAATTTCAATTGACCCCGCTTCAAATACCACGCCACCCATATTAGTATTGCCAATTTCGCCTGTTCCCATAGGCACAATTTTGCCTGAGATTTCTCTGCGATCTTCGTTGCATTCAATTGATGATGCCTCGATAATTAGTTGATCCATTATAGACCTTCACTTCCGTTTGGTGTTAAATCTGTCATTGCCATTGCTTGTTCAGTTGTGATTAAGCCAAGAGTTAAGAGTTTCTCAAGTACCTGAATCTCAACTAATGGGTCTTGCTTTAAAAATGTGTCTGAAACACAAAATTTGACTTCATGTCCTGAAGTTGAGACATCATCCATTGAAAGACGAGATTGAATCGCTTGGATATAAGGCTCAATAGACAGCGCATAAAATTGCTTGCGCTCATCTTGGACATTGGCGTAAGTCATAGTTGTGTTCATGTCACTTGACAAATAATAGGCTGGCACATTCATTGTGCGAGCAATTTGTGTTGAAAGATTTTGAATAGCATCGTTATACATCATGTCTTTAGGACTGAATGAGACCGCGTTATATTCAAGAGTAGAGGTTAAATAGCGAGTTGAATTTGTTTGTGCCCCACGCTTCCATGCAGATAACAATCCCTGCACTTCAGTAGGTGGTAAGTCTGCTCCGTTATTGCGGATATATCCAGCAGGCTGTGGTTGTGCAGAATTGACTGCTGCTGCGCGTTCTACATCAATAGCTGCTTGAATTGTGCGACTTCCGCGATCTAATACGCCTTCATCAAATCCTTGTATGGTGACAATGTCATTCATGTCAATTGGTTTCAAATCCATGTAATACTGTGTGACCATAATGCCCTCAAGGTCTGTGGTAAAAGTAATGCGAGAATTGGCAACCCATTCAAATGAAGCTGGACGGCCATCTTCGGAATAACGCTCGGTAATTAAAAGATAAGCCACACCATAAAATAGGAGACTATCCACACACCAAGTCAGAGTAACAAATGATGGCTGATTTTTTGAAAGTTGCTTGATCCAGCGAGGAGCACCAATTACTTCTCCAGTTGAAGTTTTGTAATACTCTAAAGGAATTGATGCAACTGTTCCGCAAATTAAATTACGCGCTCTTGCAACGCTAGGTACTGACATAGCATCGTGGCGTGAAACGCGAGCAAAAATTGCATTGTAAAGGCTGGGCATATTTTCGCCCATGACTTGAGGTGCATATTGCGCTTCGACAACTTGTGACTTACGCGAAAAGATACCCATAGACATAAATGGTAGCACATGTCAAGTATTTGACATACCGCCTAAGGTGTGTCTAGGTGTAAATCTGAGGTTTAGGTGCTGGGAGCATTAACTTGCTTACAGTCATTGCAACTCCAATAATGGCACTTATATCGCCTGCGGATTTGCGCTTTATAATTCTCCAAGCTGAGTCATTGACCTTAGCTGCACAGTTATTGAATTGCTGGACTAATTCTGCTTGACCATTATGAACAACCTTATGCGTCACCAATCCAGTCAATAGATCACCACATGCTTGATAGAACTGCTGGCCTGAAACATCCTCAGTCATAACTCCAGCCTGCTTTAATCTATCGGCTATAGATTGGGTCGCATACTTGTCGTAGCAGACTAGGCGCGGTCTGTAAAGGTCACACCAACCTTTAATGGCAGCTGCAATTTTTAAATCATCAACTGCAACTTGAGAAGTCCAAGTTTCCATAATTCCGATGCCAATCCTTCCATCTGGAAGTAATTGTCCAGCGACTAAAGATGCGTTCCTTCTCGAAGGACTGACATCGAAACCAAATATAGTATAAGCCCCAACTGTTAGTTCTAGAGTGTTATCGCTAGTCTCCTCAAGAACGCCATGAGGCCACGGACTTTGTAGAGAATCAATCCATTGGCACAAAGTCTCGGTTCTGGTCGTTTCAATCGGAGCAGTAGCAATAGCTTCCTCGATTGATTCTTTAGTAACTGTGTAACCAAGTGCAGGATTGCTTGGTGCTACAGCATCACGCCAAAAAGCTTCTGATCTAATGTCTATCTTGCAATACTGTGGCGCAGAATACTCATAATAGCCAAAAGTCTCTGGCGGGTAATCTTTGGCGCGCTCGACCAAATTATTCAATACTGTTGAGAATGCATCGCCTGCATTGCTGGTTAAAAATGTTTGAGCATTAGCTCTAGCGCGAGTTGTAGGTATTGCTGCCTTGTAGCCGTCCTCGGATATTTCGCGGACTTCATCAATCCATAAGAAGTCAGCTGTACGACCACGAGCTGAGTCTCTAGTATCTGAGACTAGGTCAAGGGTTGCACCATTGAGCAGCTCTATTCGTTCTCCACCGTTGGCATAACGCACTGCCTTAGTCATTGCCTTTAACTCTGGAGTTGATTCTATGATCCATGCAATTTCTCTAAAGGTCATAAGGGCAGTTGCTCGGTTAGAGGACATGATGATGTGCTTTTTCTCGTAGCCATAGAACATGCCCCAGATAACACGCACTCTACCTAAGTGAGACTTACCATTTTGTCTCGATATTAAAAGTAGCGCGGTCTTAACTCGATATTGCTCTTTCTTATCCACCATCATCATCTGTTTGAGGATGAACTCCTGATAAGGCATAAGCTTGTCCATTTTTAGACGCTCAATCATCTCAAGAACTTCTCCAGAGCGTGACTTGCCTTTTAGAAGTGGGCTATGAACCCTGGGTTGCGTTGCCCCTCGTAGTGGCGGTTTAGCTTTGGTCTTAGTTGTCATTGACTCGGACTAGGTTTGAGCGTAAAAGGACTGTCTGGCATTGGTTTGGACTGCATCGGGGATATATTGCCTGAAAAGACAGGGGGGGTAAACGCTGGTGCTAAAAAAACGCCTGCTGAGCGTGAACCTTTAGAGCT